CACTGTCCCCAATGAGACACTGGCGAAAGAAATAGGCATCAGCTTCGTCCTCAGTAATTAAATCAATGTCACCTTCATCATTTAGATGAAAGCCTGGGATCTGTTGTAGATCTTTATCGCCGGACCAAATGATAGGAGTTTTATCCCTATGACGGGTAGCTAAAATTCCTAACACATCGTCGGCTTCTAGTTTCCACCAACACTCAGAAGAGTAGTTATTTTCAATGCGTCTACGAGACTCCTTAAAACCTACAGGTTTGATCCGGTGTCTAGTAGCTCGTCTATTACCCTTATAACTAGGATCAATTTTGGTCCTAAAGTTTTCAGGGCTAGTCCAGCAAAGGGTGGTTTGTCTAGCTTTGGTTTGCTGTTTTTTGATGCTTAACAAGTCATCAAACAGCATCATCACTTCCCTAACAGGAAGATGTGTTGTAATTATATCTTCTTGCCACTCTACTTCAACTTCACAAGCTGTGACTGCTTTAAACAGCAGCATATCTGCGTCAATCAGTAGCCACGTCATCATCCCCTTGTGTATCTGACGCTAGCCTACGGGGTCGTAGTAAGTAATTCATAGCGTTAGTGACACCTTGAAGATTGTCACCAAGCTTTCCTATACCTGTGTTGCAGTTATGGCAAAGCCAGCCTCTATGCTCTGTGGTCTTGTGACAATGATCCCAAGTTAATAGCTGATCTGTCCTACCACAGCACTGACAAGGAGAACCCAACTCAGGAGTCGGGTGATCTTTCCTCAACTCTCTATAACTTTTAAGAATTTCTAGCCAACATTTTTTACACTCAGGTCTTCTCCAGGTTCCATTTCTATGAAACTCAGAGAAAGGTTTTGTTTCGCCACAGATCTTACATTTCTTAGTGGCATTCTGCCCAGTTGTCGCCAATCTTATATTCAGATTCGATATCAATTCTCATCTTAAGCCTATTTCCAGCAATTTTAGAGGCATTGGTGACTATGGATGATAGTTTTTCTAATCCATCTTCTCTACAAGCGAACTGAATTTCATCATGAACGTGAGCTAAGAACGTCCAATCCCAACCGTATATAAAACCAGCTTCAGTAAGTTCTTCGTAGCAAACATTATACCAAAGCTTACTTATGATTGCCCCAGCACTCTGGAGTAAAAAGTTAAGAGCAGAATGAGCTGATCTTACCTTAATTGGTCTACCATCAATAGCTTTGATAAATCCGTCTTTCTCAGCTTTTGATGTTACTCTCTTAGTAAGTTCTGCTAAAGCTGGCATATTTTTGTAATACCGTTTCTTTAGCTTCTTACCATCCTGATTAGTGATCTTGCCTAACTTTTCTGCACCTGCTCCATAGATTAGGGCATAGAAAAAAGTCTTGGCATCATCTCTAGTCGGCAAACCTGCGGCCTTTTGATTGGCAGAGTGCACATCGCCCTCTATGACCTCAGAAGCAAATTTCCCTCCATCAAAGGGCCACAAGTAATGCGCTAGACATCGTGCTTCTATACCAGAAAGGTCCACGCCAACCTGTTTGGTGGCAGGATAACCCGTTCCTATTACCATCCCTTCGGGACTTCGTAAGGTGGACAAAACGTTAGGACCAAACAGAGCTCGGCACTCCGTACCCAGGGCTGACCTAACAGCAGGCACCTGGGCCATGTTTGGGCTGACGTGGGCTGCTCTCTGTGTAGCACAGCCAACCGTAATCACGCTGCCGTGAATCCGGCTGTCTTTATCTACTAGCTTGAGCCAAGCATTGTTTCCAGTGCTTAATTGGCTAAGCCTTTTTTGGAGAGTGAGGGAAGATACGAAATCTTCAGCTCCAGGAATCTCCTTGAGAATCGTCTCATCGATCTTGGTTTTACCAGTTTCGGTGAAGACTTCTGCATTCCATTTCAGATGATTCTCTAAAACCCAAGCAATGTGATCCCGTGAGTTTGGATTCAAGGGAGTCAAGCGACACATAGATGCGCCTTCTACATATCCCCGACTTTTATCGT